GTATACGAGAATTTACAATGACAACAGCTACCCCTACACAAGCATATGCAACCGTTTCTGAAGCAGACACTTTTCTGGCTCTAAAAGAAGATTGGCTTGACCTTGATGACGAGGTTAAGCTAGATGCATTGTTATGGGGAAGATACTTTATTGATGCGAATTTTGATTGTACAGTAGATATGGATGCAATTGACGAAGAAGTGTCATATGCAAACTCTTTATTAGCATACGATTATTTTATTCAAGGAGATTTATTCTTTGACAACCAGCGAACTGTCAAACAAACAAAAGTTGTTGCTGGAAAAGTTGAGTCTGAAAAAACTTATTTTACTTCATCCAAAGACGGCCCATCTTCTTATTCAAAAGTTGTTGCAATACTTAAGACAGTCTGTAATAAAACGGTAGGTCAACTGACGAGAGTATAATGGGTATAAATGCTGATATACAAGCTGATTTAAAACTTGCGATGGATGATGACCTTGCTGATGCAGTTGCTACTTTGGTTATTACCGAAATTGCTAGTTCTAACAGTTATAATCCTGTTGGTGGTTCTGTCAGTAACACACCCGTTATAAGCACAATGAGATGCATTGTTGTTGACGCAGACATGCAAGATGAACAAAAACCTTATTCTGATACAACCATTAACGATCTTGAAGTGATGGTTTTAGATAGTGAAAGAACATGTGATTTTAGAACAGGTCTTTTAGCAAATGTAAGAGGCGCTGATTATGAAGTCAAACAATATAAAGTTGATCCGGTTGGTGCTACACATAGCCTTGAGTTAAGGAGACGGTAGTGGGTATAAAAGCTAGTAGTCTTGAAGAAGTTGGAGATATAATATTATCATCTTTTGATGATTACAAAATGGCTATACTTGTAGAGTTATTTGATAACTTAATGGAGACAACTCCGGAAAGAACTGGAACTTTAAAATATAACTGGAGATTTGTAAGAGGCGATCAGCCCGGAAACTTCAGACAGCCTAACACTGGTGAAAGTTGGCCGGAACCACCAAGACCTGATGAATTTATGCGCATTGGTAAGAAGTGGGAATTTGTCTCACTTTATAACAATAGTGAATATATAGTTAAAGTGAATAACGGTGAAGGTGGTAATGAGAATAACCAAAACTTTATACAACAAGCTTTAGCAATGACGGATGCTAGATTCTAATGCCAGATTTAAATAAAACAAGAGAGTTGTTAGAGGTAGCATTTATTAACGGTTGGGGAGCTACAACTCCAATAAAATTTGATAATGTGGTGTTTGACGATACTCTACCTGATGCTTTTGTGTCAGTAATGATGATTAACTATGTATCAGACAACGTTTGTATTGGCTCTGCATTAACAAAAAGAATAAGACATAGTGGCGTTTTAGCTATAAAGATATATGTAAAACAGAATATAGGAACCGGTCAGATTTATGAGTACGCTGACCAAATCAGGGGTATTATGGATAACTTGACTCAAAGCAATCTGTTTACCAAAGCTTCGCTTACTAGAAGAAATGGTGAAACAGAAGACGGTTGGTTTGGAATGATAGTAGATGTACCTTATGTTTCAGACGAATTTTAAAAATTATAACTAGGAGAATATTATGTCCGCAAGTACAAACACAACGAGTCTAGCATATTCCAAAGAAACTGTCTTTGGTACAACAGATGCTACGCCTCAATTTACTCTATTACCAACAACCGGTGGTAGCCCTTCTAATAACATTACTACTGCTATGTCAGAAGTTATTCGATCTGACAGACAGACTGATGACTTGGTAGTTGTTGACGGTGATGTAGCAGGTGATATCAACTATGAGCTTTCATATGCTCCATATGCTGATTTCATGGCTTCCGTTTTAATGAACACTGTCTCAAGTTCTATTTCTGAAACTGCTATTAGTACAACTGTTTTAGCAGATGACACTCTTACAAAAGCGTCACTTGAAGTAGCGATTGAAGTTGGTGATGTATTCAAACTTACTTCTATAACCGAACCTGCAATTGATGGTGTCTATACATGTATTGCAAGTGCCGCTGGTGAAATTTCAGTTTACCCGCCAACTGGAACTCTGCAAGATATTAGTGATATTGTTGCTACTGCTACTGATATCCAAACAAATGGCGCTTCACCAATTGAAGGTTATACAATTCGTAAAGTTGCTGAAAACAATGGTGTTCCTTACTACTGGTATTACCGTGGTTGTGCAATCAACACAATGAATTTCAACTTCGCTACTGGTTCTATTCTAAATGGTTCTATTGGTGTAATTGGATTAAGTGAAGAAACTCGCACAACTGTATTGCCAAGTGAACAAACTGACGTTGCTGTTCCTCCATATTCAATCATGAACTCTGTAACAAGTGTTGGTGTTATTCGTATTGAAGGTGTAACTTTAGGTCTTTGTTCTTTCTCAAGTCTTGACCTTACAATTGATAACCAAATCAATGCGGCTAAATCAATTGGCAATCTTGGTGCTTGTGACCTTGCAGCGTACAGCTTGATGGTTACTGGTAACAGTGAAGTTTACTTTAACAACCTCGATCTTTATAACAAGTTTGTAAACTCAGAATCATTCAGTGTTACAATTATTGTTACTGATTCTGATGGTAACTCTATTGGTATTGATATTCCGAAGTGTAAATTTGAAAGTCTTGATACTCCAATATCAGGCAAAGATGCATTCTTAATGCAATCTGGTTCTTTCAAAGGTCTTCGTGATGATACTAGAGACTACATGGTTAAGATATCTCGAGTAGATGCTTAATCAATAACCGACTTTAGCTTAGGCTGGAGATTGGCGGGTTTCCTTATTCCTGTGTTGGGATTCCCGCCTCTTATTATTTTATAACACAGGAACTAATTTAAACACACAGGATATAGATATGAAAATTACGCCAATTAAAGGTAATTGTGAAACAGAAGGTGTTCCTTTTGTTTATCGTGGAGTAACACTTATTGTTGCTCGTGCAGGAAATACTGAATTTAAGAAAGTATTCCGTGAAGCTATGAAGCCTTTTAAAGATGAGTTTGAAAATGATCGCATGACTGAAGAACAGTCAAACAAACTTATGATTGAATGCATAGCAAAAGGAATATTAGTAGGTTGGGAAACTTTCACTGATATGGACGGAGTAGAACAAGAATACTCTACTGAAGCGGCGATTGAGCTTCTAACTGATGATAAAGATTGCTATGATGCAATTATGGATTATAGCCAAAACATTGAAAATTATCTTACCACTTCGGAGGAAGATTTAAAGGTAAAATAATTAGCCTACTCGAATGGACTCTAGAGTATGGCGATCATGTTGAATTGTTTAAACGTCTTAGAAAGAATGGAGAAGAGACACCACTAGACCATGTGCCAAAACCAGATTTTTCGCATAATTGGTTTATGAATGCTTACTCCATTCTTTCTAATTCATGCAATGAAAATGGAGGTATTCCGTTATCTGAGCTAAAGATTTATGAAGAAAAGTTTGGATTGATAGGTTCTTTTAGAGAGTTCGCAAATATAATATATGCAATAAGTGAAGCATATGCGAAAGCTAGAAAGCTAGAAGCAGATAAAGAATTAAATAAAATATAGGGTACCGTGATGGCTGTTGAATTTGGCGCAGATATAAAACTTAACGCTAGAAGTGCTATTGAGCAAATGAGAGCATTTGCGAAAGAGTCAAGAGTAGCATCACGTCAATTAAAGGAAGTACAAAACGAAGTAAAGAATACTGCACAAGGATTATCTCAAAATGTATTCAGAAAGTTTATTGAAAGCAGTAGGCGTGCTTCAGTAGCTACTGAAAGAAATATCGCAAATATAGCTGAGTTAAAATCAAGCTATTCAAAACTAACCAATGAACAGAAATCTCTTGTCAGAGAGATGGATAAGCTTAATCAAAAGTACGATGATTCTGCAAGAGCAGAAGCAAAGATTATGCAAGTCCGTAAAGAGCTTCGTCAAGTTGTTGCATCTGGTCTAAAAACACAAAAAGAAGCAACTGCTATTTATGCAAGAGAAGCACAAACTATACGTGAATCTACTACTGCATTCAAACAAAAAGCAGAAGCTCTTAAAAAGGCAAATGCATTAACATCTGCACAAAAGAATAGAATTAACGAATTAAGGATGAAATATGATTCTTTATATGCAACGCAAGTTAAAGAAAGACAAGTATTAAAAGAATTAAATGCTTTAAGAAGAAAAGGATTAATAACTACAGCTCAATATAGTAGAGAGCTTCAAAAACAGCGCAGAATTATAAAAGGCGCTACTTCAGATTTTCAAAAATATGCCGGTTCCCAAGCATTAGCATCAAAAGCCGCTAGATTAGTTAGTGTGTACTCAAGAATATTCTTAGGTGGTCTAGTTGTCGCTAGACTTGGTAAGTTTGTTATGGGTATAGAAGGAATGGCAGAAAAGATTCAACTTCTGACAGATAAATTAGAATACCTAACAGGCGATTCTGGAGCATATAATAAACTCTTTCAAATGACACAAGATGTCGGTATTGGTATGGATGCCGCAAATAAAATCATAACAAGGTTTGCTGTTGTAACTAACAGAGCTTTCTCTATAGACACTATGAATGAGTGGACATCTAGCCTCATACAAAGTGCTAGAGCCACTGGTACAAGCACACAGGAGATGTCAGGGGCATTAATACAGATTACTCAGGCAATGTCAGCAGGTAGGCTGATGGGTGATGAGTATCGTTCTGTTACAGAGAACTTACCACTGCTTACTGTTGCTTTAAGAGACGTATTTGGCAAGAGTACAATGTCTTTGAAAGAGCTTTCGTCTCAAGGTTTGATAACCAATGAGAAATTGATAGAAGGTTTTGAAAGGTTAAAAGAAATTGTTGCAGGTTTCCCTGATTCAACGCAAACACTTGAAGCAGCGATTGGTAGAATATCTTCTGCTTGGGATAACTTCTTAGGTGAAGCCGGAAAATCAAGCTATACAAAAGATTTAATTAATTTCTTGGCAGAAACACTAAATATGGCGTCTCAACTTCTAGAGAGAAAACGCTTAAATGAAAATAGTGCTGAATTACAAGCGGCTACTAGTGAGCTTCGTGCAACTGAAGGACAATTGAAATTTGCTCAGGAAAAACTTAATGAGACTTTAAAATCATTAAACAGAACAAGAAATGAAAGTGATATAGAAACTCTAAAAGCTCAAGAAGCCGATCTAAGGAAAAAGGTTGATATTCTTAATGAGCAAAGAAACAAGGCAGAGA